AATATCACTTATCCCCCAGTATTGGGCGACGGTGTTACCAGAATATTTGTGGCTGAAACAATTGATTTGAGTCAAGACGACAGCACATCCGCGGCTGCCGCGGTGGAAGTGTATCTAGGTGGCACACGCTTGTTGACTGGATTTGAAGTAGTTGGAGAAGATCCAGTCACAGTGGAATTTGATACTGCCCCGCCTCAGGGTGTGGAAGTTGCTATCTTGGTGCGTCAAGGCGTCACCTGGTATGCACCTGGTCCTGACACTGCCAGCAATGGTGTAGCATTGCAGGATACTGACACCCCGGCCGCAAGGTTTTTGTGTGGCAACTAAACATGGTAAATAGCATATGACTCAACACACAACGCCAACGCCACCTGCTGCACCCGCCCCTGCTGCGGCTGCTCGTCCCAACGACACCGGATCCATCTCTGTGGAAGCGCATGTTCGCATTAGAGACCCTAAAACAGGGGAAGTTTTTGTGGAGAAACGAGCATGATCATTACCTCGGGCTTGGCCCAGATTCAAGGTTTTGTCAAGATATTTGACCCTGTTTCGGGCGAAATTCTAGTAGACAAAAAGAATGCCATACACTACGAAAACATCTCCATTGCCATGGCTCAGACCTTGAGCAACCGAGATGTGGGCTACGTCTATCAAATGGCCTTTGGCAACGGCGGTAGCTCAGTGGATCCCACTGGCGTTATCACATATTTGCCCCCCAACACCACAGGCCAAAATGCTGACTTGTACAACCAAACCTATGCCAAGGTTGTGGATGATAACTCTGCGGCCAACACAGACACTGCCAACAACAACATGACAGTGTTACACACGTCTGGCAAAGTGTACACTGACATATTGGTCAGCTGTTTGTTGGACTACGGTGAACCCGGTGGTCAACAGGCCTTTGACAATTCTACCAATTTCAACGGTGAATATGTGTTTGACGAGCTGGGCTTGAAATCCTGGAACGGCAATGCAGACAACCTGCGTTTGATCACTCATGTGATATTCCACCCAGTACAAAAAAGTCTGAATCGTCAGATTCAAATTGATTATACCTTGAGGATCCAAACACTGACAAACCTCAGTGCCGCATAAATATGTACATATTATTTTGCAATAAATACGCTACTAGTACGGAGAACGCATGAGCTACACAATCAATCTAACAAATGGTGCAATTTTTGCCACCATACCTGACGGTACCATCAATACCTCTAGCTCCATGGTGCTGGTGGGTAAAAATTACGCCGGTTACGGTGAATTTCTTGACGAAAACTTCATCCACTTGCTGGAAAATTCATCAAACAGTACCGCACCTACTGCACCACTAACTGGTCAGCTGTGGTGGGATAGCAGCAACAACTTGCTCAAAGTCTACAACGGTAGTCAATTCAAAGTGATTTCGGCTGCTACTGCTAGTGGAACTGCTCCTACCAGCAATGTGGCTGGTGATTTGTGGTACGACAGCACCAACAGCTTGCTGAAAGTTTACACCGGAGCCGGTTGGCTCACAGTGGGTCCCAGCAGTGTAAACGGTACAGGCGCCACTCCTGTAGTAGTCAGCGACACTCTCAGCGTGAGTCACAACGTCATTCAACTCACAGTGGGCAATACTGTTGTGGGCATTGTGAGTGCAGATGCTGCATTTACTCCCAGTCCGTCAATTGCAGGATTTACCACGGTTCGTCCAGGTTTTCAACTCAGCACCCAAGGCGCATACTTTTTTCAAGGCACAGCAACTGAATCGCAGACATTGGCTGGGTTGACCAGTTCGCAGTTCATGCGTACCGACACCAGCACCAGCACTTCTGGCAGCATTGCAGTAACAGGCAATGTGTCTGTGGGCAGTGGCCTTATCAATGCAGCCGGTAACGGTATCAGCAACATTGGTGGTGCAGGCGCATATTTTAACACAGTTCATGCCGCATCTTATCGCGGCGATGGCAGTCAACTCACTGGTATTGTAACACCCGGTGCTCCTGCCAGCTCACTCAGTGTGACTGGCAACACCACACTGGGCAATTTGACCATTATTGGCAGCAAAATTATTGATGCTGGCAGTAACAAGATTACCAATGTTGCCACACCTGCTGCCAGCACTGATGCAGCCACAAAGGGCTATGTTGATGGATTTGTGAGTTCAGGTATCACAATTCGTGATGACTCTGGCAATACCACACTGTTGGAATTAACCGGCACCCTGAATTTGTTGGGCACAGCCAACGAAGTCACAGTAGGGGTTACTGGGCCAGATCAAGTCACATTTGGATTGCCAGATGCTGTCACAGTTGTTCGAACACTCACCGCTGGCAATGTAGCCACATCGGGCACTGTGAGTGCTGCTGGCAATATTACTGGCAATTATATACTGGGCAATGGCTCACAACTGACAGGTATTGCAACCTCGTACGGCAATTCCAATGTGGTCACATTGATGGCCAGTTTTGGCAGCAACACAATCACCACAACTGGTAATGTGAGTGCTGGGTATTTGTTCGGTAATGGTTCACAACTGACAGGTATTGCAACCGGTACTCCCAGCAAGATCAGCAACGGTACCAGCCAGGCCAATATTAGCACTGCAAACGGTGACGTTGTGTTCACTGTGTCTGGTACAAATATTGTTTCGGTATCGTCTGCAGGTATTGTTAACAATCAAGCCAACGGCGTGGGCAACATCGGTAACTCTACTGGTTATTTCGACACCATTCATGCCAGAGCCACAAGTGCACAGTATGCTGACGTGGCCGAGCGCTTTGCAGCTGATGCTGAATATGAAGCAGGCACCGTGGTGGAACTGGGCGGGTCTGCAGAAATCACCAAAGTTGGGGTGGATTTAAGTGATAAAGTGTTTGGTGTGATAAGTACTAGAGCAGCATACTTGATGAATGCTGGTGCTGGCAACGATAACACTCATCCCCCTGTGGCCATGACCGGTAGGGTACCTGTCAAAGTTATAGGATCGGTAAGCAAGGGTGATAGATTGGTTTCAGCAGGTAATGGTATTGCTAGATCTGCAAACGCAGGTGAAGCTACTGCATTTAACACAATTGGTCGTGCGTTAGCTAACAAATTGGACAGTGAACTGGGCACAGTAGAAGCTATCGTAACAATTAAATAACAACAAGGAAATTCAAATGACCTACTCAACAGGTGGAACAATCCAGGCTACAGACTACAACGGGTTTGCCAATGACACTGGCGGTGCAAACGTAAACGGCGTATGGGGCACAGGTTCTGGCGATCGTGGCTGGGGACAAACTGCCCTGGGCACAGTGAGTGCAAGCGGTACAGTGACAGCTACTCAATGGGCTGATTTGGTAAACCGTATTTCTAGCATGGGCAGCCAGACTGGTACCTCTATCACCGCAAGATCAGCTCCCACAGCTGGTCAAACCATCAGCGTGTTGAGTGCAATCAGCACAGACTTGACCAATATCACCACCAACCGTGGCAGTGCAGCAGCAAGTGGAACTGTTATTAATTCCTGGACTGGTACTGCAAGCTCAACTGGTGGGTATGCTAAAAATGGGTCTGGTTGGACCATTACCTTTACTCAAACAGTGACATTTGGCTCAGCTGATCAAGCACGCTACTTCTGGAATGCAGGTGGCTTGATTCGCCTGGACATGAGCAAGACATCAACCGGTGCTGACAAAGATCCAGACTGGAACACTCTGGCAGGACAGGTGGGCACCATTTGGTTCAGCGGTCGTGTGAACGGTGCTGCACAAACCATTGCTGGCACCAGCTACACTGGCACCACCAGAACAGGTGGCACCGGCGGCACACAAACTACATTGGCCACCACAACTGGTTGGTACAGCTTGACTGCAGGTGCTGCGGCCACAACAATTTTTCAACTGAATGATGCTACATCTCCTTATTCAGGTGACTATATTCGAATCACAGCTGCCAAGAGTGCAGATTCTACCAGTGTTGTGTTCACAACCACTTGGGTTGATAATGGTAGCGGAAGCGACAACAGCATTTCTGGCGGTACAGCTACCAACAGCTCATTCAGTAGTTTTGGCACAGCACCTGCTGTGATTGCTCGTGTGGTTACCCCATCAACAACGTACTTGAGCAACACCTGGGGCACTCCCAGCGTTGCGTTGACCGCATCACAATCATCAGCATTGTCGGTTGATTATCTTGTGGTGGGTGGTGGCGGCGGTGGTTGGGGCCCGACCAATGTTTCTGCACCTGCTGGCGGCGCCGGTGGTTACAACAGCGGAAGTCAAACCTGGCCAGTTGGTGCCAGTTTCGGAGTAACCGTTGGCGGCGGCGGCGTTTCCGCCAGCTCGGCGCAGAACGGAACCAACTCAAAGATTGTCAGCAGTGCATTAACCAACGATTTGGTGGGTGCAGGTGGTGGCCACGGTGGCTACCCAGGTGGTGCTGGTGGATCGGGCGGCGCCTCCGGCGGTGCAGGCTTGGCTGGTCAGGGCTATGCTGGCGGTGGTGAAAGCACCTGGACCGGCGGTGGTGGTGGCGGTGCTAACGGCGTTGGATCAAATGCCAGCTATAAAGGTCAAAATGGTTATGGTGGGCCTGGTAAGCAATGGCTCGATGGCAACTACTATGCCGGCGGTGGCGGCGGTGGCAATTATACCACTGGCGCTCAAGTCGCTGGTGGCGTTGGCGGTGGCGGCAACGGCGGCGGTCGCGGGGCTGGACAGCCTGGCGGGACAAATACCGGTGGCGGTGGCGGCGGTGCAGCCAGCGCCTATTACACTTACCAATACGGTGGTGTTGGTGGTTCAGGAGTTGTTATTATTCGCTATGCAGGCAGCACACGAGCCACTGGCGGCAGTATTAGCAGCGCAGGTGGATACACCTACCATACGTTCACTTCGAATGGTACATTTACTATTACCTCATAAGGAAAAAAATCATGGCACATTTTGCACAAGTAAAAAATGGTATTGTTCAACAAGTTAATGTTGCAGAACAAGATTTTATCAACACTCTGTCTGACGCAGCAGATTGGATTCAAACCTCCTATAATACTCGAGGTGGTGTTCATTATGGGGCAGACGGCAAGCCCGATGGTGGAGTTGCTTTGCGTGGCAACTATGCTGGCATTGGCTACACATATGATTCTCAAAATGATGTTTTCTATCCACCTCGTCCGTACCCTGAATCAACTTTGAATACTACCACCTGGACGTGGTCAACAATTCCTATAACAGGATATGATGACGAAACTAAGAATTATATTCCAACAGAATAAAACATGGAACATTTAAATCACAAAGTAGCTATAGCATTGGTATCAAATCTCTATGTACGTGCAATGACATTTGAACGTGCAGGGATGTGCGAACTTGGACATTCTCATACATTTGATCATTTGACTTTGTTGGCAACCGGGTCTATTCGATTGACTGTGGATGGAGTGACTACTGATTTCAAAGCTCCGCACATGATTTATATTGCCAAGGATAAAGTGCATGAATTGGAAGCATTGGAAGATAACACCGTTGCTTATTGCGTACATGCTCTGCGCAAAGACAATGGATCAGGGGACATTCTTGATCCATCCATGATTCCAAAAGGCGCTGATGCATTTGCAATGGGCATTGCTGCACCATTAATACACGATTAACCAAAAATTACTCAACCAAAAGGGCCCTCGGGCCCTTTACTTTTATCTGACTTTTCTTTATAATTGTGCATATGAATACCAACGAACTAATTGCCCACGGTCGTGCACGTTTTGAACACGCTGCTGCTCGTCGCACACTGAAAGAAAAATACCAAGCCCGACTGCTGTTTGCACACGCAGGCGGCATGTGGCGTGCCGCACCAGAATTGATCGTGCTATTGGCCACTGTACCTCCTGGTGATGCTGTGATTCTGGATCTATATGAAACGCCTGTTCGTGTGAATCCTGAAGAACTTCGTAGTCGGGTCATGCAGCATTGGCAAGAACAAATGAACGCCTGGCATCAAGAATACGCTGAACTCAGTCAAAATCGATGACCACAGGCGCCATAATATTCGCCTACAACAATGACCAAACGGATTATGTGAGCATGGCCGCTTGGTCGGCACATAACATACGTCGGCACCTGAATATTCCAGTTGCTGTGGTCACTGATCAGCCTGTGGCCGATGGATTGTTTGATCATGTGATCATTCAGTCATCTGAATCTGCCAACACTAGATACTTTTCAGACTATGCTGCCACCGTGACCTGGCACAACACCAATCGAGCGTCGGCTTATGAACTCACGCCCTGGGATCAAACCCTGGTGTTGGATGCTGACTATGTGGTAGCCAGTCCTGCATTGCAAGGTGTGTTGCAAATGCCCCTGGATTTTCTGGCACATGACCGTGCCTATGACATCACCGGTGTCAATGACTTTCAAACACTAAACTGTTTTGGTAGTTATCGCATGCCCATGTCATGGGCCACTGTGATGATGTTTCGACGCAGTCACCATGCTGAACTGATATTTGATGCCATGAACATGATTCGCTGCAACTGGCAACACTACTGTAGATTATATGCCAGTACCAAAACCACCTATCGAAACGACCATGCACTGAGTATTGCATTGGGTATTGTGAACGGGCACACAACACGTCATGACAGCATACCCTGGCCCTTGGCCAGCTTGACTCCCGAACATGAGTTACAACAGATTGATGTTGATAGTTATCGTGTGAACTTTGTCAATTCAGAGCAAAAACCACGCTGGATCACCATGCACAATCAGGATTTTCATGCCATGGGCAAACAACAACTGGGAGCCATCGTTGCCAATTTTACATGAACGTGGGTATCTCATACCTGCTGTTGACACCAGCGACACCAACTACCTGGCTTGTGCCACGCAGTTGGCTTGCAGCCTGCGACAGCATCATCCAGATGTGCAAATTGCAGTGGTAACCAACACCAACTGCAGTGACCCTGTGTTTGATCATGTGATATCCTTGCCACACGGTGATGTCAGCAACAGCAACAATAAACAAATCAATGACTGGCAAATGTTTACAGCATCGCCATTTAGGCAAACTATCAAATTGGAAGCCGACATGGTTGCTGCTGGTCCCGTAGATCATTGGTGGACCTTGTTTGAACATCGTGACGTAGTGATCAGCCAAGGTGCCAGAACTTTTCTTGATGAACCAGCCGCTTCAAGATTCTATCGTAAAATTTTTGATCACAACAATTTGCCCGATGTGTACAATGCCGTTACCTACTGGAGACTCAGTAAAACTGCTTCTGAATTTTTTGCCTTGGTTCGTGACATTTTTGAAAACTGGGCACAGTGGAGAACTTTGCTGAAATTCCCCGACGATGACGCCACTACAGATGTGGTGTATGCCATGGCTGCTCAAATCATGGGACCAGAACAAGTCACTTTGCCACCGGGCCTGGGTCCCACCATTGTGCACATGAAACGACACATTCAGCCCATCATTGGAGACGATTGGACCCAGGAGCTGATATGGGAATCCGTTGATTCGGGCTTGAGAATACAGACTGTGGCACAGCATGGATTCTTTCACTATCATGTGAAACATTGGAGGACATCATGAGTCAAGACACCACCGACAACTTTTGGGCAGCGTTCTCTGCCTGGGACACGGAGCCCCTGGCACCTGTTGAATACCGGGTGTATTACAATGATGAGGGTGCTCCGTTATTTTACACCATGGAACACTTGCCCGGTAATTACATAACTGTTGATCGAGAAACTTACCTGCAGGCACCTACACATGCTCGTGTCATGAGTGGCAAGTTAAAGGTAACTCGTGTTCAACAGATTCAAAAACTGGCACCTTCGGCAACAGGTGTCGCATGTGATCCCAGAGATGTGTGTGTGGTAGTTGATACGGCACAATCTCATGTGAAATGGAACATCAAACATAATGAAACCGATTGATCCCGCAGATTTAGACGTAATTTTCCTCACTTACGATGAGCCGCAACGCGAAGAATTTTGGGTGAAAATTCGCAACATGATTCCCTGGGCGCAGCGTGTGGATGGTATCAAAGGATCAGACGCAGCACACAAGGCCGCTGCTGACGCCAGCGCCACTGAACGATTCATCTTGATTGACGGTGACAATTTGCCCAATCCAGAATTTTTTAATCAGCCCTGGCATTTTCCCTCTCAAGATTACGAACATGCTGTGTTTCGTTGGCGTGCCAGAAATCACATCAACGGGCTCATGTATGGCAACGGGGGAATAAGTTCCTGGACTCGAGAGTTTGTGAGGCACATGCGAACACACGAAGCCACTGATGGTCGTGCCGAAACGCAAGTGGAGTTTTGTTTTGATCCCCGGTACTGGGCCATGCATGATTGCTTCTCAGTGACCTATCCCAATGGGTCGGCTCATCAGGCCTGGCGTGCAGGATTCCGCGAGGGTGTCAAAATGTGTCTCCTTCAAGGTGCCAGGCCCACTGTGGCCGAATTTCAAGATCGCGTGCATCAACGCAACCTTGATCATCTAACCGTATGGCACAACGTGGGCCGTGACGTGGAACACGGCGCCTGGGCCATTGCCGGTGCACGCCAAGGCACCTACATGACCATGCTCACTGGGTGGGACTATGTTCAGGTGCAGTCGTTTGATGCCTTGGCCGAAATCTGGAGCACGGTGAAAGATTTGGACCCCGAAACAGTGAGTGCACGAATTTCACCGGACTTGGCCACACAGTTAGATCTGCCCATCACAGATATGTCTGCAGATGCCAGCCGATTCTTCAAACATCACTACCGAAGCAACTGGCACAATCGCGGTGCCATGATCAGAGAAATTGATGTAATACGTCGCCAAGAAGGCTGGTAAAATGAAACGAGCAGTGATCTGCGTTTCGCGCCCACAAGATTATATTCATCAACTGGATCACTACAGTATCATGATAGTGGATCCAAAAGCCACTGCACAACGTCAGCAATATCTATTGGAACAAGCCGACTGGAGCTTACTGATTACTGATCAAGGTGAGCAGTATAGAGATGGTGGGAATTACCCCAATGAAAAATTATTGTGGTACACATCTGGCACCACCGGGGACAGCAAGTTTTACAGTTTCACACAGGGTCAGATAGACATAATGGCCAGTACCATATGCACAGCATACAACATCACAGCCAACGATCGATATGTTAGCGTGATGAGTCTAAGTCATTCCCACGGACAAGGATTTTACTGGGCTACAAAACTGGCTGATTGTGAAGTGCAATTTTTGACCCTGGATCACATACGTGACTTGGCCCGGTTATCACCAACCTTTGTAACAGCAATTCCGGGCATGCTCAAACTCATTGGCAATCTAAGTCTGGATTCATTGAGATTTATACGCAGTGCCAGTGCAGCATTGCCTGACTCATTGTATCAACATCTGTCAGAGAAATTTTGCGTTCCTGTGATTGAAGCATTTGGTATGACCGAAGCATTGAGTCATTGTTTTACCAATCCATTAAATGGTGAACAACGCATGGGCACAGTTGGCCTGCCCGACGGTGTTGAAGCAAAAATTGTCAATAATCGTTTGTTGATTCGTGGTCCAACTTTGTTTGCACCAGACTGGTTTGATACTGGAGATTTGGCAGAGCAGGATTCAGCTGGGTACTATCGGGTATTGGGACGCCACATAGATCAAATCAATATAAATGGCTATAAAATAAATCCTTTGAGCATAGAACAACAATTGCTAGAACATTTTCCAAAGCTCAAAGGTTGTGTAGTCTTTGGCAAGGATCGTTTTAAATGTTTATATGTTGGAGATTATAGTCCACAACAAATACAAAAATTTTTAGTCAGCATAAACACACATTGTTTTCCTTACTTGCTTATACAAGTGGATACTTTGCCGCTGACATCCTTGGGTAAAGTGTCAAGAACTTGGTTGGATGAAACTTATCAATGAATATTCTAGTAAACGGCACCTGTAATTCAAGAGGACCCGAAACCTGGCCCTACTATCTCAGTAACGAACTTGACTCTACGTTGGTTAATTTAAGTGTAGCTGGTGCTGGAAATGCTTATATACACGAAACTACCATTTCAGAATTAGCCAAACGATCGTATGATCTTGTATTAATCATGTGGGGTGAATCAACTCATACCGGCCTTCGGGTTAACAATATCAACAAGTACTCCGACTCTGAAAATACTTCTTTATATCAAAGTAGTGTAAACGATTGGCCAGAAAAAATTGTCTATCCAATTAACGATCAGGATTATGTTGACAAAAACTGGATTTTAAATGCCGGGTATCGATCTGGAAAAATAGACAGTGTAGGTAAATTTTTCAAACAGTATCACCAAGCAGTTGGCTTTGAACAAATTTTAGAAACAGATATTATACGGCAAATAAGTTTGCAGGGATTTTTAAAATCAATAGGCCAGCCCTATGTGTTTTTATATGGAAGACCTTATACTAAATTTAAAAGATTTGAGCACTTGTATCAACTGATAGATTGGAATTGTTTTTACCAGACCGAAACATTGATGCAAATTGCCAGCAAAAACAACAACGAACTTATAGGTAGTGATAATAAATTTCCTAATCCAGCTGGGCAAAAAATTTACGCCCAACTATTAGCTCAGCATATCTTAGAGACTCTTAAAGACAGTTAAATCTGGTAGATATGGATATTCGTTGCTGGTCCATTGTCTGGCAGGTTGGGCAATGGCACCTGGCAACTTTTCTAATCCTAATTTTGCAGTTTCAATCGGCATATAATAATGATAGCCAACGGTGTCAATATCTTGCTCTTTCCACAAACGACTGACATCTCGGCCATCAGTAGTCATTCGACGCAATTGATCAGCAGCTACAGGGTCATCTAACAGTATTGCCCCACCTTTAATTAGATTTAAATGTTTACGAAATTGAAAACTCAAACACATATAGGTACCGGAAATGTATCCGTCTTTTTTCCAGTGTACTGCTGCATCAATGATGTTGGTATTGCCTAAATAATAATAATCCAACCAAGGTTGATCAACAAAATTCCATTCCAAATTTAACTTCATTAAAGTAAACGGAATTGATAGATATGTTTGACTAGGGCAAGTAGCAGATTTTATATTTTGATAGCGTAGACTCAGCTCAATAGCATGGGTACAACAGTCTGTAGCCACTGCCTCGGGTGCACCATAAAACTCAGCAATGGCTTTTTCAAATTCTCGAACTATTTCAAACATCAAGTATTTACGGCTATAAATATTGACTTGCACATTTCATGATAAAAATAATCACAATAGATGGTAAAATTTGGAACAAAGATCAAGCAGCCATAGACATTATATCTGCTATGCTTCGGCATGAGCGACCCGTTCGTATTAGTCTAAATGGGGAAGGACCGTGTGCAGAGCACGTGGGTCTGTATGACCTGTTAGATCGTATATGCTCGGCACACAATTGGCCTCGACAAGCAGTTGAAATAGAAACAGCAAACTTCTTAGAACAACACACAGAATATCAAATCCGGCATGTGCACCAAGAATACGAATTACGAGCCACCCAAAATCTTTTTAAAACAGATCCGCCTACAGTTAAACAATTTGATAATATATGTCATTTTGGACATTTTATAGGACACAGCAATCAACATAGATTACATCTAGCCAGTTATTTGTACGCAGAACACTGTCATCAGACATTACAAAGTTATCATTGCAGTGTAACTGAGCCATATCATCGAGAACATATAGGACTTGAAACTTTTATGGCCAATGGCGCTGACGCAGTAGAAATTGATCGAGCCCATGATCTTTTATCAGCTGGCCCATTGACATTGGATTTAGCAGCCTGTCAGGACACTATCAGTGTTCCGGCCAATTTGGGCATAATAGACTATTACCCTCAATTTTTTGTGGAGTTAGTTAATCTGAGTTTTTATTCGGGACAAACTTTTTATGTAGACGAAAAAATATGGAGACCCATGTTAATGCGTACACCATTTATTGTGCAAGGTCCGCAGAATTTAATACGCAATCTACGCCGATTAGGATTTGAAACATTTCACGAATTTTGGGATGAAGGTTACTCAGAAGATCCTCCAGATTGTCAAGTTCGTGCTATAATAGCAATAGTGCAAACACTGGCCAAAAAAACAAGTAAAGATCTAGAAGATATGTACAGCAACATGCAGCCCAAACTAGAGCATAACCGTAATTTACTTAAGGGCTTAAAGGCCGATGACTTCAACCGAACATTCACTGCTTAAACTTAAAGAAGTAGAAGTTTACATTACTAATGTATGTAATCTATCCTGCTCTGGGTGTAATCGTTTTAACAATTACAAATTCAAAGGCTGGCAACGCTGGTCTGATTATGAACCCATTTATCGTGAATGGTCTGAATCTATTACATTTGACCGCATAGGCATCTTGGGAGGCGAGCCATTACTTAATCCTGATATTATGCTATGGATCGAAGGACTTCGCAGTTTATGGCCATTGACCAGGATTAACATAGTAACCAATGCTTACCGATTAAATCAAGTCAACGGCTTGTACGAATATTTGTTGGCTCACAAAAAAGTACATTTTAAGGTAGGAATACACAATAAAAAACACAAGCCTTTTATACTAGGCGAAATAGAAAAGTTCTTAACAGGTCCGCTTGTTTATAAATTTGACACTAAAAATCCTTATGATCAAAAGTTGTTAATAACTGATGCAAACAATATTTCTATTCTTGTGGAATATAATTGGTGGTTCCATCAAGGTAGTTTGATTCCTTTGCCAGACAAGCCTGGATTTACACTATACAATAGTGATGTTGAAAAGGCCCACGACAACTGTTCAATGAAATATTGTTACACATTTCATCAAGGCAAATTACACAAATGTGGAGTTGTAGCACTACTGCCAGAATTCAGTGAACAACATACTATAAAACTTGATCCAGCAGACACAGCACTAATGCATGGATATCGCCCGTTACAGGTGACAGACAATTTAGAAGACAAAGAAAATTTTATCAACAATTTGCCCAACAGTATTGATCAGTGTAAATTTTGTCCAGAAGTATATCACGGTGATCAAATATGGGCCGAAGAAAAGAAAGTGGTATTTCAACGATGAATATACTGTACGTGGGTGATAGTTGGGCAATCAGAGGATTTACAGAAGAAAACTATGATAAAATTGGAGTACAGTTACCGGACAATTTCAGAATGGCTGACTACTGGAACATTGACTATTCTACATGTTTTGCTGGAGGGCAAGGAAATTTAGCATTGTTGGACAAGATTATAGAATTAAATCCAGATCCGGCTACTCCCATAGTATGGATATACACCGAGCCAGGCCGAGATTATCATCGATTAACTGGCCGTTCAGAATTTGAATGGATGGAACGAGAAGATATGTGGGCTGTGCGTTCTGAATTAGATGCAAAAATACTCAATGAAATGAAAAATCGCTTGTCTAATCCTATTGCACTAGTAGGCGGATTGTCAGACATAAATGTTGAATTAGCACAACAGTTAGAGTTACATGTACTACACCCAAGTTGGCAACGTTGGATAGCAGAACAATTAAATTCTAAATGGTTTACTAAAGGTTGGGGAGCCGCTGATATTGGCTGGCGAATGCACAGAAATAAGGTAACTCCTGGTCGCACTGCTACATTTGCTTGGGACGAACAAATTAAAGAATGGTGCTGGTGGGAAGAAAACGGATATTTTTGTCACGAACATCCGACACCACGGGCAAACAAAGAGTTTGCAGAATATCTAAAATCTCAATTATATGATTGGTTAACCGATGTCAAACAAAGGCGACAAAGTCAACAACAACTTTAAATCTGTATTTCTTAGTAATGCAGAAGAAATGAAAGACATGCTAGGGCCTGCCATGTGCCTGGCCAAATGGAAACAGGTTAGTTTACACCTGCCCACTGGACTCAATAATAGTTGCTACCATCCTCCCTTGCATGCGATCCCTGTGGAGGAAATTGCCACCAACCCAAGTGCATTGCACAATACCAGTCACAAAAAAGCTCAGAGAAAACTCATGCTGGCAGGCGAGCGTCCCACAGAGTGTCAGTACTGCTGGAACATGGAAAACGAGGGCAAGCTGAGTGATCGGCACTATAGATCTGGTGAGCCCTGGGCTGCTGTGGATTTTGAAAAAATAAAAAACAGCACCGGCGATGAGGATGATGTAGTGCCCAGCTATGTAGAAGTCAACTTCAATCATGTGTGCAACCTCAAATGCAGCTATTGCAGTCCACAATTCAGTTCTAGTTGGGCAGAGGAAATTGAGAGACTGGGAGGCTATCCCACCAGCACCATGCACAATGATCCCAGTCACTTTCAGGGCCGTAATCGTCCTATTCCTGTGAGAGAACACAATCCCTATGTGGATACGTTTTGGGCATGGTGGCCTACGCTGTACCCAGAGCTAGAGCACTTTCGCATGACCGGTGGCGAACCCTTGCTGGATAAAAACACCTATCGTGTGTTTGACTATGTACTTGCTAACCCTAGCCCCAAACTACATTTGAATGTGACTTCAAACTTTTCGGTAGACGAAAAGTCTTGGCAACGCTACAAGGGCTATGTCAAACAGTTGTGCCAAGAAGGTGTACTGGAACACTTCATGCAGTACATCAGCTTGGATGGCTGGGGCACACAGGCCGAGTACATGCGACACGGCCTGGACTTTGAGCTGCTGTGGGATCGAGTGAATCAATTCTTGACCGAGATTCCCTATCGCAACAGCATCACATTCATTGTTACAATGAACAATCTGTCGGTTACCAGTTTGGAAACTCTGTTTGCTGGTATTCTAGGCTTGAGAAAGACCTACAGCCTGACCTATCAACGAATTTGGTTTGATACACCGGTGTTGCGTCAGCCAACGTGGCAAAGCCTGCAACTGTTGCCTGAGAGCTATGCTGCTAAACTGGAACATCTCTGGGCCTGGATGATTCGCCAGCAAGAAACGCCAGAAGATCTATTCCATGGGTTCAAGGACTATGAGGTTGCCAGACTGGACCGAGACATTGCCTGGATGCGTCGTGGCCAACAACTGGATCCTGTCTACCTCTCACAGAATAAAGCAGATTTCTATCGATTCTTCAGCGAACATGATCGTCGCCGCGGCACTGACTTTGTAAAAACATTTCCTGAAATGAAAAGCTGGTGGACAGAATGTGAATACCATGCTAGAAACTGCTGAAATTTATCTTGACACATTTTGTGAAGTTTACGATTTGTTGAAGTCTCGGGCTTCGGGAGAGTTCTGGGACTTTGGTAATGTGAATCCAAAACCCGGTGCAATATATTTAATAGGTCGAACACAATTCAACCAGCACATATCTGCCATAAGAAACTGTGCTGAATTTGGCAATAGCACAATTGTTCTAAGTAATCCGCACGAAGGTTCTGAAACTCTTAGAAATCACTGCAGTCGAATGGGGGTTTTGGATCTTGTTGAGCAAGGCAAGCTATTGTTGATTGGCGGTGGCAACATGGAACCAAATTTACATTATTTGCAATTTGACAGTTTTTTGCCCAAGATCCTGGACTATGCAGAAAATATATCTGCGGCAGAACAATATCAACAATGCTATTCTACAACTCGTCCCTATAAATTTCTGTTTCTCAACGGACGCAGCCGCCCTCATCGTGTGGGTTTGATTCAAAGACTTCAACACCTGTTACCACATGCGTTATGGACCAATCTAGACAGTCAGTCGGGAGCAATTCAAACTTTGCCTGAAAAATATGAATTTGATTTTTATCAATCTCGTGTGGCATCTACAGGTACACAGGGATTTGTCAAACATCAGTTGTTCAACAATGACTGGGGAGAAATTTATCTCAAAGCTGCACCCTATGCGGACACCTACTTCAGCGTGGTGACCGAAACAGTGTTTGATTACCCTTACAGTTTCAGAACAGAAAAAATTTGGAAACCCATTGCCATAGGACATCCTTGGATAGCAGTGGCCAACGAAGGCTACTACCGTGACATGCGCAATCTAGGATTCCGCACATTCGATTCGGTAATTGATGAAAGTTTTGACACGATCGAAAACAATCAAGATCGCTTGGAACGCATAGCTCAAGTCATTGATGATTTGTGCTGTCAAGACCTTGCAAGTTTCTTGAAAGAATGTTACACTATTTGTAAATACAATCAACAGCACTTGGCCGACATGCGAGTTCGTGTGCGCAAAGAATTCCCAGACCGGTTTCACCGATTTATCCAACAATATCTTCATGCATGATCTAGAATTTAAACAGCAATTCTTGGACACCAAGAGCTCCAGCTTTTGTGCGGCCAAGTGGTACAATGCTACCATATGGTTGGGATCAGGACAAACCACAAGTTGCCATCATCCACCAGCACATGCAATCAACGTTGACGCAATCAAAACAAATCCGTCCGCACTGCATAATACTCCTCAGAAAAAACAAGATCGTGCACAGATGCTGGTAGGCGAACGTCCACCCGGATGTGAGTACTGCTGGAAGATCGAAGACATGGGTCGTGATGCTGTGAGCGATCGTGTGTACAAATCAAAAATATATCCCATAGCAGCACTGGATGAGGCATTTGCTACACCTGCTGATCATGATGTAAACTTGCGCACCTTGGAAATTGCATTTGACCGCACCTGCCAATTTGCCTGCAGCTATTGCAATCCTGCTTTCTCCAGCACCTGGGTCAACGACATCAAGCGCAACGGTGCATACAAGGGCTTGATCTCCGACGGGCGCAATCACTTTACCCACACACACGAGTCGGCTCAGCGATATACATTTAACGAAGTCAATCCCTATGTGGATGCGTTCTTTGTTTGGTGGGAAACAGATCTACACCGCACGCTGCAAGAATTGAGAATCACCGGCGGTGAACCACTAATGTCGGGTTACACCTGGAAGTTGATTGAGTGGTTCAAACAAAACCAAGGCAAGAGCACCACACGACTAGCCATCAACTCCAACCTGGGATTTGACGAAGAAAAGTTGTCGGAGTTCATTGAAGCTGTACGCCCATTGCCGCATGTGGAATTATACACCAGCATGGAAGCCACAGGGATTCAAGCCGAATACATACGTGACGGCCTAGACTATGATCAGTGGCTGGACAATGTGCAGGCCTTGGTGGAATCCGGTGCGGTAAAAGCAGTGCATGTGATGTGCACTATCAATGCCTTGTGCTTGGACAGCTTGGTTGCCCACCTGGACACCATGCTGGAACTCAAACAACTGTACGGGCGTGATGCTGTGAACTTCACGCTAAATATCTTGCG